AATGCCTAATCGTGTAGCCGTGTTGCTTTTTGTCGCTTCTTGGAGCGTTAAGTTCTCGGTTAGTTTCATAGTCCTTCAAAAAATTGGGTTAATTTCCGTAATGTGTTGCCATCAACCAACCCGTTAACTATTGCCTTGCGGTACGTTGGTGCGCTCACTGGTAATTCAAACACGGTGATTCCGTGCTTAGTTCGTAAATCCTCCCAACGTGTTGCGAGTGAATCCGAAATTAAAGGGGTTGCAGGTTTGCGCCCCCTTTTAAGTTGCTTAATTGTTCTCATAGATAGTGAAAAATGATTGAGTAGTTTTCGTAATTTGCAATGTTCAATTTGAAGGAAATTGCGCAACCGATACCGATTTGCTCGGTGTAACTGCCGTCCGTTGCCACGATGTTTGAGTGGGTTAGTTCAGTGGAAATAATCATGTTGATTAACTCGGTTACCGAAAAATTTGTAGGCGTTCCTTTGCTATCCGAAACGACCCATTTCAACCCCTTCCAAATTGCCTTGGCGTACTTGAATGCGTGGTGGCTGATTGGCTCACATGGAATGTCGGTGTTGTTGTGGCTTATCAGAATGTTCCATGCGCCTGATTCGTACCCTTCGCTCAACCTCATTTCAGGGAGCGTGTTTAGATTGATTGTTCTCATAATGATTTTGGTTTAATGTTTAGCAAAGATACAAACGAAAACTAATTATGCAAACTTTTTCAGAAAAAAAAGTAAAAAAAATTTATTGAGCATAAAAAACCCCCCGAAATCGGAGGGTTAAACCAAAAAGATAACACTATGAAATGCAACCGCTACAAATGTACGTCAATTATTTGCTCTCGTCAACTGTTATTTGTGAAATAGTTGTAATGATCGTGCCGGCGGTAATTAAATAACCGCTCAAACTAACCAACGCCACGGGCAAAGCTACGGGGGCAGTAGCCAACGCACCACCTACAACGCCTACCACGATTCCAATCGTGCGCAATTTCTCAAAGAATGGAGGGGTTGGAGCTTTCAATCGCTCCATTAAATCCATTTCATTTGCTTTTTTCGGCAATAAATTTTTCAAATTTTTCATAATTTGGGGTTTTTATTTTCATTTGTTCCTCGCTTAATCTTATCAATCAGCGATTCATATATTGAGAACCCGTACAATATACGGAAACTTTCGTCAATGCTTTTAAGTTCAACCATAGCAACAACACCAACCACTACCTTGGTGAACTGGGTATCGGTACCAAGTATCAATTTTTCCAACATAAACACCGATAGCACCGCTAAATTGTACAGAAACAATTTGCTAATCGTGTGCCCCATCTTTCGGCTGTTGATTTCCTGCTTGGTTTTGTACGCTCTATAAATCCCGAAAACGAAATCCGTACCAATCAAGGTAGAAACCAAAATGGCAAGTGGAAAGAGTGGCGAAATAAACGCCACCAAACCTATCCATAAATGAATCAACCAGGTCTTCATGCTATAAAGATTTCATCGTAAACACCCTCGGCTCGCTTTTGAAATATGCGACCACCGTACAAATTGTAAAAATCAACCGCTTCGCCAAAGTTTGGGAAGTAGTTTTCAGTATCGGTAATAATTAAGTATTCCATCAATAAATCATTTGAATAAGGCAATGTTCAACAATGATAGTCCCGGTTGAGGAAGAACCCCAAAAAGAAAGAGTGTGCGTACCGCTCGAAGCGTTAATGTCTACGTAAGAGGTCGTGGCACTAACTCCGAATCCTGCACCTCCAACACGGCTAATCCTAAGCGTTCCATTCACCCCACCAATATAACGTGCCACAAAGTAGAATTGACCGCTTGTAAACGTTCCCGTAGATAGCGTGGGCGTTGTATTATTTGAACTCAAACCAAACCCCTTAGTACTTGATCCGCTACCCGTATAAAATCCACTACAAATAAAAGTCGTACCTACTCGCATATCGGTTATGTTAATGGCTGAACCTTCAAAGATTTTCGCCAAAGTGGTAACGGATGCCGAAGCGGAGGAATTGACAAAGTAAACACGTGGATAAGCGTTCAACGTAGGCAAATCAGCTTCTACAATCGCACGGCTTTCCCAAAGTGAATTACCTGAGTTGTAAAACAATCCATTGCGGTTGCTTGGAGAAACGGCTGAAACATTGTGCAATTCATCCAACTCGTAACCATTGTCAACCTTAACGAAGATTTTTCCGTTATTTTGGTGAGCGTAAACAACGTAACCCACAACGATAGTGTGAGTAGGTGCGCTCGGTTTAACCTTGGTGATTGCGCCTGGCGTTGTACCTGAAAGATAAAGCAAATCCCCATCGTTCCACGTTTCACCTTGAAGCGAACCCGTGGTATCAATGTTGCGAATTAATCCGCTTGTAGTAATAAACCCTTCTTGATTGTTGTTGATGTTTTCCGTAACCAATCCGATTGTATCAACCGAGTTGGCATCGTTGTTCGCTTGTGCTAATAGCACTTGTAATCTTTGCCCTTGCGCTCCCGTGATTCTAACCGCTTGGTAGTTGGCTTCCAAAAGATTTGCACCTGTACCATTTACCACTCGAATAACTTGCTCTTGCCCGATTTGTAGCGTTACGTTACCACCTTTCAAACCGAGGTCAAGTGTTCCATCCGTATCATTCCAACGTAGCTTTGCCACGCCTGCGCTTTGCGTTGGTGTTTGGTCGAACTCGTATTGCCCTGCTTTAATTTGATACTCTCCAAGGTCAACGTTTTGCGTTGCTCCCGTGTAAGGTACTTTGGCATCCAAAGCGTTTTGCAAGTCCGTTTGATTGCTTAACGTTCCCGTAATCGTTCCCCACGTAGCACCACCGCCACCCGTTGACTTGGCGGTTAAATCGCCATCTTGAACTCCATTTTCAAACCAATACTCGGTAGCTCCGCTCCCAGTATCAACAATCACGGTTAACCCAATATAACGCCTATCCTCGGGAATGTACGCCAAAGCATTAGCGGTTGAACTGAAAACGCCCAAACGATCGTCAATCGGTGCGGGTTTGTTTACTTCTAAATTATCGCTTATTCTAATCATTGCAAAGTCATTGGTGCAGTGGCTTCCGTTTGCCACTTGGTTACATAAATAGTGTACCCGTCTTGGGTATCGTACACCTCAAATAAATCGGTAAAATTCCCTTGGTCGAACGAAGTTCTAAACCAGTGCGAAAGGTTATAATCGGAAGGAACGGCAAACCATAAAAATAGATTGCTAACCGCATTTCCGTCAAACACTAATTGGAACGGTTCACTCGGTGCAACCGCTTTTTCGTTACCAGTGTAAAGGTCAATATCAATGGTTGCTTCAACCGCCCCGTAATAACAAATATCGGGGTTTGCAGGCGTTGGTATTTCGCAAATGGATAAACCCAAAGGAACGTTGAACGTTAGCACCGCACGGCATCCTGCAACCCGATCGCCAAAACGATCCACAAAGTAATCAACGTTAGCATCGGCAGTAATATCATAATCATTGCCAAAAGTACGTTGGAACTTAATCATGAAATCCCCTGCAAGTTGAGTCATATCGCTCATTACCTCGTCGGGTTGCAACGTTTGAAAATCCAAGGCGTCCGAACCAGTTGGGCGGTCTGCTACCTTTTGCGATTCCTCAATTTTATCCATGAACACTAAGCCAACACTGAACTGAACAGAATTAGTAGCGAATCGTGAACCTTCCAACGTTGCAAACACCAACGGGTAATAAATGCGGTCAACCGCAGGAGTTACAAAATTGGTAATGTTTGCGCTATCCGGATCTAATATGTTCCCGGTTCCAAACGAGTTAACGAGTGGATGTTCCTCTGCGAACTCCCGTAAGCTTCTTTTTATCGTGTTCCAACTTTGCATTTTTCTCTAAATAAACCCGTAACTTTTCTTGATTCTTTTTATGTGCGCTCATATTTAATAGCAATCGCAGTCCCTATTGTAATTTGCTTGGTAACGTTTGGCGTAATCACCACAACAACGGTTGTTATCCAATACCAACCCTGCCGTATAGTTACGTCGGTTTGGGTAAATGGTATCAATATCGCTTGTCGGTGTTTGATATGCAGGGTAATCGTTTAAATTAGCCAAAATAAAACGGGTGATCCGTTCAGCGTACCACTCCGACTTTCCTCGGTAGTAATCAATCAACCTTTGCAACTCACCAACGCTCGCTTGCGTGCTGTTTTGGTCAGTTCCACGCTCAACGTTTTTGTTACGCAGTTGGAAACCGAACGCCATTGGAAACTCCATTTGAACGTACATCTGCAAGCATGGCTGAATGTAGTCGCTCAACAAGTCCTCGTTTTCTTGGGTTAGCGTGTTAGCAATAATTTGCGTTTGTAACTCTTTGTAAAGGTCGCTACCAATAATCGGTTGGATGTGCATTTCTTGGCACATGATTACCGTAGGACGTAATTTTACCATGCTCACGTTCTCATTGATTAACGAAGCATCTTTGAGTTGTTTCTCGGTTATGAATAATGCTTTTTGGCTCATGATTTCGGCTTAACTAAAACTTGCATCCAAGTGTGACGGCATGAAGGGTAGTGTTGTTCTGTTCCGGGTTTGGTGTACCAACCGCCTTTTCGTTCCCAAACGCTATAACCCATGATTTGAGAAATTTGGTTGATGTCCTCACGGGTGTAATACCTACCAAGTTCAATCATTTTAACGCAAAATTCACGGCTACCATTGATTAACTTTTTTGGTCCATACTCGGGTAACACGTCGTATTTGTACATCACTTGAACCAACGGCACGTTATCGGGATTGCGTGGCTTAATAAAGTCCTTTGCAGACTCTCCAAGCTCTTTTAATGCTCCACGTATATTGATTGCCTTAGCTTCAATTAATGCGCTTATACGGCTTGAAATTAGGTCTATTGACTGCCCCGTTTTTTGAGCAATCGCATCGGAGGTAATCGCAGGATCTTTTTCAATTAGCTTTAAGATTTCAGCATCTAATTCTGCGTATTCACTGGCGAACTCTTGCTCCATTAACTCAAACCCGTAACGCATAGCACGGCTCTTTAATTCAATAAAGGAACTGCTATCAACGCCGAACTTTTGGAATAGTTCCAACTCTTGTTTCTCTTTGCGAAATTCAACGTGAGCAAATGATTGCGTATCGGTAGGTGATTTTGCACCAAGTCCTACCAACTCACGGATTTCGGTATCGGTTAGCTTTTCAAGCACCTTATTTGCAACCAAAGGCGACAATGCTTGAATGCTATCGGTAGTTTTTGGAACGTTTACGGTATCGTCTTTTAGCCCCATCATTTCACGGAGTTCGGCACGGCTCGCAATTTGAAGCAAAGTTTGCTCACTCAAACGCTCGGTGATTGGATCGGTAGATTCAATTTCCAAAACCGCCAAACCATTGAAGGAAAATAGGTAGTTAAATACACGCTCCAACTTTTGCACTCGGTCGTTTACATATACCGCCTTGAAAAGTTCGTACGCTTCAATCAATTCAGAACGTCCTCCAAGTTGACCACTGGTGCGAACTCCGAAAAGCATAGGGGATGTAACTCGGTGCGCAACAAAAATTTCAGTTTGGATAGTTTCATTCAAAATGTTAAACTGCTTATCCAAGTCGTTAGCGTTTAACGGCTCGATTTTCAAACCAGTATCCTGCGTATCGTTGAAGTTTACCACGATTCTTTCGCCATCGTCGCCCTTCATTTGGCGCAATAACTGCTTCTTGATTTCCCTTTGCTCTTCATCGGAAGGTACTCCGTTATTGAAGTTGAACAAAAAGCCACCTAAAAAGCCATTTCGTAGGTTATTAACGTGGTAGTTTGCTATCCTCGCATCCGTTTCAATGTACGCCAACGCTCCTAAGTATTCAGGCACGGGGTAATAACGAACGCTTGGAGCGTAACTGCAATAGTAATAAAGTTGTTTGCCTAAACGCTTTTCAGGATTGAATGGTTCGTAGGTGCAAAGTCCTTCGGGCTCTCCAAATTCCTTCCACTCGTCAGCGTACCAAAACTTGTCACCTTCGGGTGAGCGTCGAATGTTACCGAAATTCTTATGCGCAATTTGTGAAATGCGCCCTTGTAAGTTCCAAACAATTTCCAAGGCAAACCCGTTGAAAATTTCAAAGTCCAAAGCGGTTTTGTAAAGAATATCATCCAAGTCATCGTAAGGGTTGGGGTTATCCATTAGCTTATTCAATTCAGCTAACTGCTCACCTTGTACCTTGGTAGCATCATATGTGAATCCCTTGCCGGTGATGTAGTTCACTTTTCCGTTAACAATGGCGTTATGCTTTGCGGAGCGTTGGTACATTTCCAACAAGTAGTCGGGGTAGCGGTTATTCTCCCCGTACATCACATAATCTTTTCCGTTCACCACCTTGTACTCGGGCAATTTGCTTTCAAAGTCCTGCTTTGTAACAATACCCGATTTCGGTAGTCCGTACTTCTTTTTTTCTCTTCTTGCCGTCATAAATTCGGTTCAATATAGGTAACATCGTTTGCGCTGAAAACAATATCAGCAACCTCCGACGCTAAAACTTCGTACAATCCAACTTCCAACACTCTCAAAATTTCTTCGCTCGTTTTTCCCGTTGCGCCTGCATTACCCTCGTAAATTGTATATAGGCATTGACCGCTGGGAATATCACCAATAGCAACATCCCAACAATCAATACGGTTAGTAAATGCACTAAGATTGGCAACCTTTTCAAAATCATAAAAGAAGTCCGTATTTGTCGCAACATGATGGATATTCAAATAACACCAATCACCGCTAACCATATTCTCGGTAGCGGTAAAAAACAATCTGTTGGTGGCGTTCGCAGTAATTAATTGCATACTTATATAATGGGCAAATTGAAAAATGTAACGAATAAAAAAAGGGAGCGATCGCTCGCCCCCCTCTAATTATGGAAAGTGTGTAGGTTTATGCTTCGGTAATCGTAGCCGAGGTTGTTAGGATAGGATCTTTCTCCATTGAAGTCATGGTTAAAGTCATTCCGTTCAAATCACCCATAGCCGTACCGGTAGCAGAAGTGCCAGTAGTTAGGTAACATCCGTTTTCGTAACCAAGTACCCACTGAACGCCGTTACGATCAACCGCAACAACTGCCAATTTCGCCTGAGCCAAAAGCTTCAACTCATTGCGTAGGGTAGCGGTCAATTTTGGAAGAACGATTGATAGTTCTGTTTGGTAAAATGTAGTGCCATTCTCGATTGAAGAGGTAACAGTTTCAGTAAACTGCGCCGTATTCATCGGTAATTCGTACAAAAACATATCACCCGTAACGGTAGAAATCACCCCTGCAACGGGTGCACCATAGGTGATGTCCTCGAAGTTGGCGAGGTAAACTTTTTTTAATCCACCCACGCTGTCTTTACAAGCGAGTGTGTATCCTGCGGTTAATGCGCATGCCATATCTTTATTTTTTTATTTGTTCAAAAAAAAGGGTGGGCGTTAGTACCCACCCCTTGGTTAATAGTTCAATCGTTTAATTAAGATGCAGCCATCATGAAACGAGCGCACTGAGTAGGGAAGGCAATTTGAACGCCTGCCTTAAACTCACATACGAAACGAACTTCGTCAGCTTCTTTTGCGTAGAAGATTTCGAAACGCTCTTCTTCGTTCAACAAGTCAGTACCGAAAATGAAGTGAGCCAAACGACCTGCGTACAAATCGTAAGTACCGTTCAATCCGTTAACACCGATCAATTTGATGTTTGAACCTGGCAAAGTCAATTCGTAGTTCTCAACTCCATTCAAGTAAGAAATGTTGAAGTAGTTTTCAGCAACCAATCCTTGCTTAATAGCAGTGAATACATCGTATCCGCAGAAAATTACAACGTCATCGTAACCTTTGATGTCGGCAGGAAGATAAGTTTCAAACGTGTTCAACAAAGCGATTGCGTTTGAAGGAGTTGAACGCAGAGTTGCAAAAGATAAATCAGTTGCCCAACCGTAAGCAGAAGCGTTCAAGTCGGTAACGGAAGCATCAGCAAAAATCTTAGCAAATCCATCCATAGCACCAGCGGTTACGGTTGAATCAGATGTCCATACCGCAGTTTCCAACGCCTTTTGAATAGACTTAACCTTTTGCTCAGCGTAAGCTTGCTCGAATGGGATAGTGGTAGGCATTGAACCCGCAGTTAATTGGGTTTGCATCCAATACTGCTCCAACGTCTTAGGACAAATAGCTTCGTGAACCTTGGTGTGAACCGCAGTCAAAGAACGCTGTGTGAAATCGGTAGTG